TGTCCAGAGTGTCTAGCTAAATATAATAGTTGGCCTCGTATGTTAACGTCATAATTAAATGGGGCGGGGCAAAGCCCCGCTCATATATTCACGGTACACAAATAATAAAACATGAGCAAATTAACATTTACAGACGGCGAGTCATTCGATTTAAGTGGTCCATTACGTTTGGAAGAACGTTATGATGGATGGTATGTATTAGGTAATAATAGAATGATACCCGTGGCTAGTCAAGACGCAGGTAATATATTGATAACACAATTAAATAATAAAATATGAACGTAAACGAATTAATGAACATGAATGACATGTATTATGTAGGAAACATAATCGATGTAGATGGTGATGGATGGGTAAGTAAACAAGAAGCACAAGCGATATTAGATGAGCTCGGGGTTACTGATACTGATCCAGATTTAAAAGACATACCCAATATCAACTTTAATTAATAAACCAATAAATAAATAATATGAAAACATTATTAAGTAGTAAGTATATAGACATTCATTTAATTAAGGGTATAATGGTGGGTATAGCTAAAGCGGATAACGAATACGCTCTAATGCTCGGTTGTGTGGTGATTGAATTTAAACCGCAACGCAATATTAAACTCAAGCGCGGTACGCGTGTTGGTAAGCCATCCACATTCTAGTGGGCGCACGGGCGTCTGGGCGTCTGGGCATCCGGGCGTCTGGGCACGCGGGCAAACGGGCATCGGGCGCGTGACCGAAAAAGGTTTCGTAGTCGATAGCGGGGCGATAGCGATACAATAGCGGAGTGCTCCCACGGTAATTGCGGTCAATCGACGGGCCACGGTCATTGTAAAAAAACTATGGGTATTCGCAACAAAAACACCACAAACAACCATCGATGGGGTATATACGCATATACCATTTCCGAATATACCCATTTGTCCCACATTTACACAATCCCAAAAATAGATCTTGAACAAAACGAGTTTCAAGTGGCAAAGTATATACGTTATATTCATATCAAACAAAAAGTTATGATTAAACAATTTATCACATTATTTTCAGTATTAATATTATTTGGTTGTAGTAAAGAGTTACAATACCCAAGTCCATTCGCGAATAGCAATGAAGGCCAAGTATCAATTACAATGGGTACTCAAAAAGACGCCCGTGGTTTTTATCACTATAAGTTCGATAATACCAAGTCATTCAATTATACCGCCGTTTACGCCGAAGCTACGCCGATTACTAATGAACGTTATCTATATAACGGAGTTTCCGTCGTTGAGAGTTCGTTCGACACCGATACTTACTGGGTGTTTGATACGCTCACCGTCACTATACCATTATATAATCCATTTAGTTCATTATATTCTTCACCCTATTTCACAACTCCATTATCTGTTGGTACAAAAACCGTTACTTTGTCGCAGTATCGCAATACTATTGTACCACTAATAAGTACTTCCAGCACTTACTTTAAAAAGTATGATGCTCGTATGGATGAATATAAGCCAAGTGGAAACAATATGTGGACGAAACAATTAATTGGTCCGATTCCAGCGCAATATCGGGGTGATACTATTAAGATATACATAAAAACATATTGGGAATGTGGTAATTATTCAATTACTTATCCCGAACGTACGGAGAAAATTGATTCATTAAAATTAATTATTGATTAATGATACGCTTAACACACGACGAGGCAAAACAATATCGCCAACTTAATAGCGAATTTGATTTTAAATATAATATGAAAAACGCTATCGCATATACACTTACTCCCGTTAAGGGGGCTAGTGGTTGGGAGGATATTACATATTATGGCGCTGCTTGGGTGGATTCTACCAATACACCGCAAAACCCACATTATGTTTATGTACTTTGTAATCCATCTATGCCGGGTATATGCAAAATTGGTTATACTACCACAACAGTTTATGATCGAGTGCGCCAAATTAATTTAGCTACTGGTGTTATTACGCCGTGGTATCCCGTGTTTGCATATAAGTGCCCTAACGGCCGTATGTTGGAAAGCGAAGTTCATAATGAACTCGAGAAATTAGGCGCACGGATCAACAAGAAACGGGAGGGTTTCCATATGTCGTCGGATGATGCACGAAAAATTATTGAAAAATTAGGCTCTAAATATCAATCACAAACTTATACAAATGAATAGTAAACAACTTTCTCTTATCGCATTTACTTGGATGTTAGGTCATGTTCTGATTTATTTAACTTATCATCAATTAGCATCTAATGTTTCCTCTATATTTGAGGTATTGGGTTTAGCTGCGGTTAGTTTCTATGCCCATTATCGCTTATCATTTCACTTTGCTTCTAAGTTCTATTAATATTTATTGTATATACGGATAGGTGTATTAGAGTAGGGTCCACAAGCTTAACGAGTGGGAGCTACGTCTTGTTTAACTTATTCATATTTATTGATAGAAATGACAGTATACAAAATTAAATCTGAAGATAAAGCAGCATTCTTAAACCGCTTAGAAAAGTTGAAGATCAATGTTAGTTCTAACGATTTAAAGAACAAAACAAAACTTCAAGACGGAAATGTTATTAGTTGGTTTGAACTAACTGTTACTGATTCCGAACACGAACAACAAATAAATAATATTATAAACCAATCACCCGCAATAAACATAATAAGCGAAATGGAAACTAAAAAGAAAAAAATGACTAAGGACCAATTAAAAGAAATGGTTCGTCAAGAATTACAAGCTGTTTTAGCTGAAAAAAAGAAAGTTAAAGACGAAGATAAAAAAGACAAATTAGACGAAAACGAAGAAGTATTAGAAGAATCTCCAATTGTTGATATCTTAGGTATCCTTTCTGGTGTAGCTGGTTTAGGTTTAGGTAGCGCTGCTATCATGAAAGCACAAGATATGTTAAAAGCTAAAAACCCAGAATTATTCAAGAAATTACAAGGCGTAAGCGGTGCAATTGGCAAAGCTGATCCTTCTAAGAATTTAGAAGAAAATACTGATGAAGCTTTTGATCCTTCTATTTTAGAACCAATCGGATTAATGGCTGGAATGGCTGGTTTAGCTTTTGGAATTGTTAAGGCTGGTACAGCTTCTATGAAGAAAGAATTAATCGCTAAATTTAAAGCTGCTGGTAAAGAATTACCTGATGAGAAAACATTAAATAAATTAGCAGGTCAAGCTATGAGAGTGGCTATGGATAGATCTACAGGTGGTGGAGATGGTGCTAATACACCTGACGTTAAGATTTAATTAACTAAATAAATATAATTGAGCGACTTGTGAAAACAGGTCGCTCTTTCTTTGGCTCTGTCATTTTCCGGTCGTATATTGTAAGTAAATAACAAAATAAAATGAGATACAAAGACTTATTACTACAAAAAATTGAGCAGTTAGACATCATGATTAACAACTTAAACTTAATTGCTAGAGAAGGACAAATCACAGATGGTCACTTCGAACAATTAAAAGAGCAAATCGAAGAAATTCGTTACCAAGTTTCATTAGAAAACGAAGATTAATATGCTTAGCCAAAATTGGCAGGAAATATTAACTTACATTGAATCTAATGTAACTGATCCCCACCGCACTCAGCTTCTTACTTTATGTAAGGAGTTTGAAGTGCATTTAAACTCAACTCCTGCACTTAAGCCTAAAAAACAATCTAAAAGGGACATACAAAATAAAATTGTATCGGAAAACCCTAATGCAGATAACTTACAAAACATTTTAAAAGGACTTTAATATGATTACATTTATAACCCTAATAACGATTATTATTCTAACTTCAGGATACGTTATTTGGAATCTTCTTAAAAAAGTAGAAAAATTAGAAGACATAACCGGCGAACAAAGCGAATTAATATCTACACTTACATCAAGCGTAATTAAAATTGATGAAGTTATAACACAACTAGACTCATCAGGTGCATTTGAGAGTGATGATGAAATAGGTACTTTCTTTGAACAAATAAAAAATATGAGAGATACTTTATTGAATAATTTAGATAAAAAGATAGAAAATAATGTATAACGGATATTATGATGGTGGTACTTTTGATGCTGCTAAATACTTAGAGGAAGAGTTAGGACCCTCCTTAACTAAAAAAGGTCGTGTTCGTAAACGCAAACCGAAGCAACCACGAATATATTTTACAGAAGATACAGAAGATGCTATTGTTGAATATCTTTTACTTACTAACCAAGATCAACGTAATAGAATATATAATGAAAGAATTGCATATGGTTTTTACAAATTAGCAGAAAACATCATCCATACATTTAAATTCTACTATACAGATACAGACACAATTGAAGAATTAAAACATGAAGTAGTAGCGTTTCTCCTTGAGAAACTTCATTTATATAGAAAAGAAAAAGGTAAAGCATATTCATATTTCGGCACAATTGCTAAACGTTACTTGATAGTTTATAATGCGAACAACTATAAAAAACTACAAGAAAAGGTCAATATGGACGAAGTAAACGACGAAAACGATATCTTCGTAGACAATAACATAGGCTTAGATGAGGAGAAGAATGAGCTTAATATGTTCTTAGATCAATTCGTTGCTTATGTTGATAAGCATATCTATACAATATTTCCTAAACAACAAGACGCTAAAACAGCGGATGCAATTGTTGAATTATTCCGCAAACGTGAGAATTTAGAAATATTCAATAAGAAAGCATTATACATTTACATACGTGAGATAACAGATGTCGACACACCTCAAATTACTAAGATAATTAAGAAGTTAGACGTTATTCGTTTAAGATTATTTAATGAGTTCTACGAACATGGGTACATTAAAATGTAACCTTTGTTTTTCTCATATTTATACGTAAATAATACATAAATATTATGGAAAATTTCAACCAAGTTATATTTGGAAAGAAGACATTCTCGGACTTATTACAAGATATATATAAGACTACGAAAAAAACTGAAGACAGAATTGAGGAATTGATATTAGCCCTTAAGCCATTCATTAACTCTCCATCGGAGGCTATAATGATTGTACCTCTTATTAAAGAATATTTAGATGTTCAAGTAAAAAATAACGATCATTTGGTACGTATGGCATCAGTTATACAAAGAGCTATGTCTAATAGTGCCGCTGTTGGTAGTTCGGAATTATTAATATCAGAAGAAGAAAAAGAGCAATTATTGCTTGAGGTTAAAAAAATGGGAGAAGATACTAAACAGATAGAAAATATTGATACTAGCGCTAGCAAAATATTAGAAAATGATAACTAAACATGGTTTATCTTCCTTACGATCGGCCCCATCTTCAGGTGGTTCTCCCTTTAAATTTAAGGTAGGGAAGGTATTTGCTACTGTAATGGATGAAAAAACACCATCTAAAAAAGTTTTTGATCAATGTGGTGGTTGGTCAGGGATAGGAACTGTATTGTTTAAACCATATACTGGTTCTAAAGAGCAAGATAATTATAAAGAAAATATTACAAGTAATACTGTTTTAGGATACTCTGTAGCTAAGCCTTTATTTCCAAACCAGAAATATATTCCTTTAAATGGAGAATTAATTTTAGTTTTTCCATTACCCTCTACAAACACTCAATCAAGCAATACTAATGAAAAACCTACTTTTTATTATATAACAAATATTAATTTATGGGGTAATAATCATTCTAATTCTCAAACAGCAGATGCAGAGCATCCTTTAGGTTTAGGATTTGATGAAAATCCAAAAATAGAAAGTATTTTACCTTTCGAAGGTGATTACATACTTGAGGGTCGTTTTGGAAATACTTTAAGATTTGGTTCTACAAATAAAATTAATACTGGAGAAAATTTTTGGAGCGATAGTGGTAAGAATGGTGATCCAATTACTATTTTAACTAATGGTCATAAATTTGGAAGTGGAAAATTATATGTTGAAGATATTAATAAAGATTCTTCGGCTTTATATTTAACATCTTCCCAAAAAGTTCCTTTAAAAGTTTCTAAAACCAAATTAAATCCTCTTACAACAACGTCTTTACCAGACAAATATATAGAAGGATCTCAAGCAATATTAACATCAGATAGAGTTGTTATTAATTCTAAAAAAGAAAACGTATTATTATTTGCTCATAACAACATTGAATTATATACTAAAAATACTATTAGCTTAGATGCTGATGATAAAACTGTAATCAATTCACCAGTTATATTTTTAGGAATGAATGGAAGTAAAATTCCTGAAGAACCTGTATTGTTAGGTAATGAAACTATAAAATTATTAAATAGTTTACTTACAAGTTTATCTACATTTAGCACAATATGTTCATCAGCATTAAATGGATCAAAAGGATCTCCTATAACTCAGCTTAACACAGCAGCAAGAGGATTAAAAGAATCAGTTGATAATTTGATTCCAAAATTAATTGATATTAAGTCACAAAAAGTAAGAGTAGCCAAATAATGCCAAATACAGTTAACATAGCAGGATTAGTATCTAGTGCAACCGCCGCTAAAGGAAAATTAGAATCCATTAAAAATAATTTAGACGCTTCTAAAATAGCCGAAATGGCTATTGAAAAAGGAAAACAAATGACTTCAGGACCTGTTCAACAGGTTTTAAATGATATAGATGCTGCTAAAAAGAAATATGATGATTTAAAATCAAATACATTTGGGAAATTTAATGATTTAGATAAGCGTATTGTAAATAAATCTATTACTAGAGAAGAAGCAGATAGAATTAAAGGTATAGTACAAGGAAATTTTGAAGAAGAAGAAAAAGACTTAAAAGAGTTTATAGATAAAAAAACAGAAGAATATACTAAATTAATAGAAAATACTAAAGAAGCTATTAATTCTAAATTAAAAATGGCAGACGAAAAGGTTAAAAACTTTTTAAAGAAAAGTCATAAAAGAGCTAAAAGAAAAAATGGAAGGATATTAAAAGACTTATTAAAAGGAGCTATTAAAGCTGCTAAAAAGAATCCTGTTCCTGTAATAATGGCTGCTTTAACTATAACATGTCAATTAATTTCTGTACGAAATAAAAAAATAGAAGAATTAGTCGATAGTGTAAACAATGTTATTGATAATATCCAATCTAAAGACGATGTTAAAAAAGCTACTTTATTAAAAAACAATGCTATACGAATTATAAAGGAAAATGAAGCCAAAATTAATTCTATAAAAGGTACTTTAGAGCGAATAGCACTTATATTATCTATATTAGATATTATCTTATTCTTAGCAGATATTCTTTTACCAATCCCTGTACCATCCCCAGCACCCGATGTTGTAACCCCTACTAAAGAAAGATTTAGAAAGAAATACGAACTAGCAGTTGAAATTATAAGTAGTATTTTGGCAGCTATTGCTATTATAGAATTATTATTAAATAGAATTATTGAAGAATTAGAAGACCAAAAAGAAAGACTTAAAGAAATTGATGCCTTTTTTGATGAACCTTCTAATCTAGAAGCATTTGACAGAACCGACTTAGATAAAATCCTATCCACATTATCACCATCCGGTAATTTTGGTGATTTAACTACAGGATATAAAGGATTTAAATTTGCTATTAAAGAGGAAAACGATCCTAAATTTATCGTTGCTGGGAATAAGCGTAGATATGCTGTAGCTCTTAGTAGAGATAATGTAGAAGTAATACAATCTTCTAGATCATTCACTTTAGACCCAGACATCCTTATTGAAGAACTTAAATTAATCATAGATCAACAAAATCTCAAACCCTAATATTTATTGTTATGGAAGCTAAACAATTTAAATCATTAATTAAAGAAGCAGTACGTGAAGCCGTTCGTGAAGAACTTGGCTTAATGCTGTTAGAACAATTAAAGAGTGGTGTAACACCACAAACAACTCAACCACTTACTGAAGGTCGCTCGATGTCATTTGATAGCGGGGATGTACATAATGTTGGTATGAGATCTCAAATGAGTAACAAGATGGCCGAAATGTTTGGAATGCCCGCAGGAGCCAAACCTCAAACACAATTAAAAGTAGACCCAACAAGTGATAATCCATTTGCTGCGTTTATCAATGATACCGCTTCTAACCTTACTCGTTCTGAAATGAATCAAATGCTACAGGGAGGATAATGGCAGTACCTAAAACATATCGTATAGATCCTAGGGATTTGCAAAAAAATATTGCAATCGGTGTTGGTTTGCCCTTTAATAAACCTTCTGCTTTTAAAAGTACATATAGTACTAAAGAACAGGTAAAATATAATTTAATTAACCTTTTATTAACTAATAAAGGCGAACGAATTGAAAACCCTGAATTTGGTTGTGATATAAAAAAATCCATATTTGATTTTATTAATAATGAAAATGTTAGTAAAATTGAAAATAACATAAGAACGGGTATATCAATGTTTGTTCCTGAAGTAAATTTAGAGGATGTAATTATTACCCCAACACCTGATGAACATATAGTAAACGTAAAAGTTGAATATAGTATGAAGATATCAGGTGAAGCAGATGAAATACAAATTAACTTTGAATAATGTCCGAAACTAAAAACATATCATATCTAAATAAAAGCTTTAGTGACTTTAAGTCTACATTGATAAAACATGCTAAAACTTATTTCCCCACAGCCTATAATGATTTCTCAGATGCGTCCCCAGGGATGATGTTTATTGAAATGGCATCTTACGTGGGTGATGTATTATCATTCTATTTAGATACTCAATTTCAAGAAAACTTACTTTTATATACAAAAGAAAAAGACAATGCTATATCTTTAGCTTATGCATTAGGTTATAGACCTAAAATGTCTTATGCTTCGTATGTTGATTTACAAATATCTCAATTAGTTCCAATTGTAACAAACATATTAAACAACACTGAAATTCCAAATGCCAATTATTATATTATAATTCCTGAAAATAGTGTTGTTGAAAGTATTAGTGGGGTTAAGTTTTTAACTACAGAATTAGTTGATTTTTCTAAAGAAGAAAATAGAGTTATTGTTTTTGACCAACCTGGTTATTATAGAGTAACAAAAACAGTAAAAGCAATATCAGCAGAAATCAAAACAACAACTATTGATTTTGGTGCTACTCCTCAAAAGTTTACTAGTACTACTATATCCGACAATAAAATATTAAACATATTACAAGTTACAGATGCTGGTAGTAATATTTGGTATGAAGTTCCTTATTTAGCTCAACAAGGCATTCCCCAAAAAGCTACCAACCCAACATATAATTCTGATTCAATTCCTTATTTATTAAGCTATATTGAAACACCTAGAAGATTTGTAACTAGATTTAAAGAAAATGGTGATTTAGAATTACAATTTGGAGCAGGAACAAATTCATCTTCAGATACTTCTATATTACCTAATCCAAATAACTTAAATTTAGGCACGTCTGTTAATGTGTATGATCCAAATAACACATTTAATAGAGCAGCCGTAGTAACTACAAGAGAATATGGTTTAGCTCCAACAGGTATTTTAACAATAAAATATCTTGTAGGTGGTGGTATAACATCAAACGTTCCTTCTAATGAAGTTGTAAATAGAAAATTCAACTTAGCTGATATTACATTTAATGGTACTGTAACGGCTCCTCAAAATACAACTATTTTTAACAGTATGATTATTACTAATCCTGAACCTGCTATTGGAGGTAGAGATGAAGATACAGTTGAGGAAATTAGACAAAACACTCTTTACTCTTTCTCTTC